ATTTGACATCCCAACCATCTACTGGATCTGTAGGGTCTCCCAAGTCTTCTGCAGCAGTAATAATTTGCTCCCACAGCTTCTTCTTGAGGTTTACTACTTTTACTTCACCGTTGGTGATACATTGAGTAGCATAGCTCCAGCCACACTTGAGATCAGGATAGTACTCACGAACCCAATCTTTTTCTTTGTTATTAAAACGCTCTTCATTGCGATCGAACGACAGGCACTCTAAAGGAATGTCTTTCTCGTTCTCACCTTTAATCCAGTATACATACCGAGCTAAGATGTCACCTACAAGACGAAACTCCATGTCTCCATCACGATACTGAAAACCGTTGATACCACTTTTTTGTGCTGAACCTTTTTGCTTATTAAATGAAATTGCCATTAGTGTATATTCTCCTTAGTAACTTCCTCATATATAAAATGAATTCCATCATCTGTAATACGAAGTAGTCTATTGTCTTTAATAGTTTCTAGATCTACCGGACAAAAGGCTAAATCTAGCGTAATTTTTTTTGATACTTTATACTCTTTGAAATTGCGAAGAGCTGTTAGCGCATAATATATTGCTAAGTCCCTATGACTATACTTGTAAGCATTAAACAAAAGAACATCAGGATGTACTAAAAAATTATTCCCAATAAAATTTATATTTGAATACTTGTATAGAGGATCAAATCTATTTTTCGGAAGGGTTTTCTTTACGATCATTTCCATAATCATATTGCAGCGAACAATATTTCCTTGTGCCGAATCGTAGACCTTACTCCAGTCAAAAAGTAACATATATTATACCTAATTTTGGCAAAATTGTCAAGAAGTATTTTTTAGATGTACTTCATCTTCCAACCCTGTTTGATGTAGAAGCCCGAACGATTCGAAGCTTGCTTTCGGGCAGTATTTCCTTTTAGATGAATGTCTACTACTACAGGATCAATTTTACCTTCTTTCTTTCTTATTACTCTACCAATTAATTGGGTGAGTAATGGTTCGTTGTTAACAGGTGTCCCTAGTATAAGACAACTGAGTGTATCAACAGAGATTCCTTCTGAAAATATTGATTGTGTACCATATAGTACATTTTTATTTCCACATAATATTTCATTTACTAAAGTTTCTCTGTCTTCGTGCGCGACGTCTCCCGTTACGCATACTGCATTATCTCCTGTCAACTCGGCACAGGCTTTTAGAAAGCTTACTCTATCACTGACTACTAATACTTTATGCCCTCTTGCGGCGTAGGCCGCTGCTAGCATAGAGACAGTGTGTCTGTATTCTTCCATTGTTGCTAACGCAGTAACTCTATTCGCCCAAGGTATTCTAGCACCATCTTGAAAGCGTATCTCTGACGGAACTACGTGAATAGTTGGGGTCATATAGTTTTCTTTTGGTGGCTTAAAAACAGTGTTACCAAAGTAGTCACGGAAAACTACATGTTTACCATCCTTTCTTTCTATTGTACCTGACAACCCTATTTTATACCTGCAATAATTACTGTCGATAATCCGGTTAAAAGTAGGACTACTAACATGGTGCATTTCGTCGAGGATAATTGTGCCAAAAATCTTTTTGATCTTATCCAGATTGCGATACAGAGTTTGAGTATTTCCAACGACAATAGGCCCAGAAACATCCCAATTACCGCTCCCAATAATACTAGCACGAATTCCAAATACTTTCTCTATTTCTTTTGCCCATTGATTTCTTAACGGTACTGTATGCGTTACTATTAGTGTTTTCTGACTTAGCTTAGCAGCTATTGCCAGTCCTGTAAAAGTTTTACCCCAGCTTACCCAAGCATTTATAATACAGTTGTCATCTACTTTATCCCATACCTCTTGCTGAGAGGGTCTTAGATCGTATTTAAAGTCTGGAAAGTCTTCGGGAAACATCAATCGTTTATCAACTATCTCGTAGTCTGTTGGTATAAGATCCGTTCTACCAATAGGCACAGTAACCAAACCTTTTCGTATGATACCCATATTTGATATTATCTGGGGAGGATCAAGAGGATTGTGAGAAGGTATAAGATAAGTCAATTCTTTATCTATAGAGTTCTGGAGTGCGGGGGAGCATTCCATGTATATACGATCACTAAGAACCGCTTTCATCTAACTCTGTCTTTGCAATAATATATTGCTTCACAAAATCACTACGAACAATGTCTTCAATTCCAAACTCTATAAAATCGAAGCACTGCATATACTCAAGTATAGCAAAGAATTCACTCATTCCACTATTCTTGAGATCAGACTGACGAAAGTCACCGCAAAGTATAACTCTGCAACCTTGTCCAACTCTTGTAATAATTGAATCTAATTCGTGAAAACTCATGTTTTGACACTCATCTATAACAATAGTAGCATTTCTTAAAGTAATTCCTCTTATAAAGGAAGTAGTCATAAACTCAACTAATCCTTTTGTTTTAAGTATTTGATAGGCGTCTCCTCTTCCAAAAATATCTATAGCTATATCTTTGTAAGGCTCTTCGTACACAGATGCTTTTTCTTTTTCATTTCCCGGAAGAAAGCCTATATCTCTAGTAGGCACAGCACTACGAATGATTACAAGTTTTTCATATTCTTTCTTTGCCATGTCGTCGAATGCAAGGTAACACGCTACAAAAGTTTTACCAGTTCCTGCGACCCCGTGAAGAATTAAATCATTATTAGATTCAAATGCTCTTACTTGGTTTCGTGTTAAAGGTTCTACTTCGGATATTTCTAACCCAGAACCGTTTATAGTCTTAGATCGTTTTGCCATTATACTTTTCGTTTCCCTGATTTTAGTTTAAGCTCAGAATAATTATATAGTGCCCATGGATATCCTTCATGGTGTAAAACTCCTGCATACTTAATAACTGAGCTGGGAGGTCTTGGTATTATAAATTGTCCTCCCACTACTTTGAGAATACAACTTCTCTTTCTTTTAACTACATCTTTAATATATAAATACCTAAGCTCAACAAATAATGTTTTCACATAAGTAAAGCACACACCATTACTATCTATAAAGTGTTTATTTTCTGACTTTAGTATACTTACCCAATCGGTAGCCATTCTATTAATACGAAATAAATCTTTAAAAGGTGTTTGCATTCTACGAAGCCCTAGATTATCTCCAGGTTGGTTACTGTCATCTAGTACTTTTCTGTCTAAAAATAACAGCCCATCCCTCCTATCCCAATTGTCTGAAGGCAATAGATATACAGGATATTTCAATTTATTTTGAGTATTATACGTTATTACCATATTGCTTATCAAACTTACCTAAAGAGTAATCATCGTGTACATCGAAGTCACAGCCTACCGGACATTCTGGTATCATGATTCCTCTGTCTTTTTGTATAAAATCTTGCAATGCTTCAATGTAATAGTCTACTTCTCCTTCTGGTACTTCTGCCAGTATTGAGTCATGTACTAATGCAAAAATTCTTGCGTTAAATCCACCTTTTTGAATGTGGGCGTTCATATCTATTGCCCCTAGAAGATTAATATCAGAAGCGGTAGACTGGACCAAAAAGTTAAGACCAGAACGAACGCTATGACTCTGGATGCCTTTATCTGTAGAGGTGACATTTGGTAATCTCCTTTTTCTTCCGAAGTAGCTATATACGAAGCCATTTTGTTTAATAAACTTCTGATTATTTTCAATCCATGCTTTTAACCTATGGAACTCTTTAAAGTAATCATTAATAGCTTCTGCAGCCTCTTGCTTTGAGAAGTATACTCCTCCATCTTTGGTAACTTGTTCACTAATTTTTGCAGGTCCTGCACCATACATAATACCAAAAGTAACAGCCTTAGCCGCCTGTCGTTTAGCGCCGTATAGCTCTGCTACTTGGTCAGGCTCACAAGGTAGCTTAAATACTCTTTTTGCAATATTAGAATGAAAGTTACCTCCGGCACGAAATACATCCATAAGAGCTTCGTCTTTTGCAAGCACTGCCGCTACATACACCTCTGCTGTAGTTAAATCCATTGCAACAATTTTGTTGCCTGGAGCCGCTTTGATGCAGCCTTTAACTATAGGATTATCCCGAGGTAACTGCTGCATATTAAGCTTACCACTAGAAGACAAGCGGCCGGAAGTAGTACCATGAAGATTAAATCCTGTACGCAAACGAGAGTCTCTGTCAAGTTGCGGGATAATCTTATCGAGGTAAGTGTTTTTAATCTTTGAGTTTTTCCTAATATCTGAGATGAGTTTAGGAACAGGGGATTGCTCCGC